GGGTCCATACCACGCGATGCAAGATAAGCACCAGAATACCGTGTCCAGGGGTGTTTACCAAAGGTACCCTCCCCTGACCTGCCCATACACTTATAGAACGCCTGGAGAATCGGGATCCCAGAGTTGAGCGCAAGCCCGCACTGAGAGACATCATTCATCCACTTCCGCCAATCGGACTCGTTCCGTAGCGGTAGAAGACTTATCATGTCCTTCCCGATCGCTGTCGGATAGTTACGCACCATGCGATAACCTTGGCCATCCCACACTGGGTGGGTCTGGCAAAACTCGACTTCCTCAAGTGTGTCGACCGGAGTCTCCATCACCATGTGGTAGCCAAGAGCAAGGCAATACTCATGGAGCCCATCCAACAGATGTAAGTCGCTACGTTCACAAATAACAACGAAATCATCGCCATTATCCATTACTCTACACCTGAGGCCAACATGCTTAGCATACGAATAAAGGATGGAACATGCGATTAAGCACGTACCCAGACCCGTATTCATATCACCGCTAGCACGTATGTTGAAGTCAAACTTCACACTGCCCTCAGGCACGTAACCACGACAAACACTCTTGCTCTGCCACTGCAGCAACCGCCCAACTTCATCACGATCAACTCCCGTGAAGAATCGCTTATAGATACGCCTCTCGTACTTCAAAGCTTCAGGACCAGTATGCTGGTCAAAGCGTTTCGCATCCCCCCCAACGGCAACGGGGTCACTAAACTCTGACCAAGCATCCTCAAAACACTTACCTACCTCAGACATGTTGCGCCCCTTCATAACCGTAGGGCCACCGAACATGTCATCAAGCACACCATACAACACCCCCTCGATGGGTTTGATATATACTCCTAACGCTAGATTGAACCTCGTATCTCTAGGTGAAATGACACGTGGTGCAGGGTCCGCCTTAGCAGAAAAGTTGGTTTTCTCTGCCTTGGTGAAGGTCTTGATTTCCGCATCTTGCCGACACACCGGTTGTCGGTTAAGTGAAGCACTAGCATCTCGATACCGTGCTTGCTTCCGGGCGTCACCAGCATACTTTTCAATGAATTGAGCATGGGTGAGCGGGCCGAGAAGTATAGCACGTCTCTTGATGAAGCGTTCAGCTGCAGCGATCTTGTCCTTAAACTCCGCCGGGTCTGGTCTAATGGGTGACGTGAGTCCCTCGCCATAATCCACAAGGAACACACGTTCGATCACCCCTCTTCTCAGATTCGTCAAACTAGCGTTATGCACGCCAAACGCATCGTCCGGGCCGGCACCAACCAGCGCATGGACGACACGTCGTCTAGGGTTACCCGATCTTCGCTTGACTCTAACGGGGACCTCAACATCGTATTCTCTCCACGGTGTATCGACCCCCTCAAGCGAGACTGGGCACCCCTATGCCACCTTACGGCTCAC